GCATGTTATTAATTTTTTCTACCGTCGAAAAACTGCTCATCTTCGGTTGATCCTTTCAACGCTGCGGTTGAAGCTTCACGTTCAATTGTAGTAGTGACCGCATCAAAATAACCAGTGCCTACTTCACGTTGATGTTTAACTGCGGTGAAACCTTTTTCAGCCGCTGCAAATTCAGCTTCTTGTAGTTCAACGAACGCTGACATATTTCTTCTAGCATAGCCATGTGCCAAGTTAAACATTGAATAATTCAGGCTATGGAAGCCGGCCAAGGTGATGAACTGGAATTTATAGCCCATCGCACCCAGCTCACGTTGGAACTTGGCAATGGTGGCTTCATCGAGATTACGCTTCCAATTGAATGATGGCGAACAGTTGTAAGATAACATCTTGCCAGGGAACTGACGATGAATTGCTTCAGCAAATTTTCTGGCAAATTCTAGATCAGGTTTGCCAGTTTCACACCAAATCAAATCAGCATATGGCGCGTATGCCAGGCCTCGTGAAATTGACTGCTCAAGCCCTGGGCGCGTTTTAAAGAAGCCTTCAACTGTTCGTTCACCGGTGATGAATGGCTTATCATTTTCATCAACGTCTGAAGTTACCAGGTCAGCAGCTTCAGCATCAGTGCGAGCAATTAATACGGTCGGAACACCCATCACATCAGCCGCTAGACGTGCTGAAACGAGTTTAGAAATTGCATCTCGGGTTGGTACCAAAACTTTACCGCCCATATGACCACACTTCTTAACAGCCGCCAGCTGATCTTCAAAATGTACGCCGGAAGCACCTGCTTCAATCATAGCTTTCATCAGCTCAAATGCATTAAGCACGCCGCCAAAGCCAGCTTCAGCATCGGCCACGATTGGCGCAAAATAATCAATGAAATCGGCATCAGAAGGATTCTTACCTTCCATCCATTGAATCTGATCACAACGGGTTAGAGTATTATTGATGCGTTTAACGACCGCTGGAACTGAATTGATAGGATAGAGTGATTGATCAGGATACATTTCACCGGCCAAGTTCGCATCACCCGCAACCTGCCAACCGGACAAGTAAATTGCTTTCAGCCCAGCTTTGACTTGCTGCATTGCTTGATTGCCAGTTAGGGCGCCTAAGGCGTTAACAAAAGGCTGTTCATTCATCAGCTGCCAGAGTTTCATTGAACCGCGTTTTGCAAGTGTGTGTTCAATCTGAACTGAGCCCCGTAAACGAACAACATCATCTGCGGTATAACCACGTTTAATTCCAGCCCACCGCATATTTTCAGCCCAATCTCGCTGAATATCTTGCGCTTGAATCTCGCGCGCGAGCCTTGAAAAATATTCCATCGAAAAATCTCCTAGAGTATTAAAAATTAAGAATAAAAAGGTATAAAAAGAAACAGCCTAGAATTTATTTCTAGGCTGCGTTAAATGATAATGCAGCTTATTTGAATTCTTTAGTAGCTCTATCCAAATTGGCTTCGGCTGGATTGGTGAAATCTGAGCCAATCACTTTGTCTTCAACAATGTGTGAAGCAAAAATGGAATCGCTTGAAGCGCGAGCGCCGGCTGGGCGTTTCACTTTGATGAAGTTTGAGTGGAAATAATCCAGCGCATTGAGGCCGTTGCTCAGTGTGGCTTGTGAAAGCAGTTCCCATAGTGGGTACTTGTCAACGTGTGGTGACATTAGAACTTTCTTAAGACGACCTTTATCGATATTTGCTAGACTGTCAATGTCAACATAATGAAGCGTACCGTCTTCATCGCGCTTAACAACTGCGATTTCTTTTAGAGTACCGGTATCATCAACGTCCAACAGTTCTACGTGGTGCATTGAGGTTTTACGCCCCACTAATTGATTTTGTGCCATGTTTATCTCCTATGATATATTTGAATTCGCACCACGCCATTATGGAATGTTGGGCGATATTGTGGCAAAGTTATTTATAAAATTCGCAAGGCGTATTTTTAATGTACTAAAATTGCAATATAGATTTCTTAGTCGGTGTGTCTGATTGAGAAGACATCTGTTCATTCAACAAATTTGCTGCTGAAGAAGATTTCTGATTTTGCATACTTAGGATTTCAACATAGCTGCTAACATTCTCAGAAATTTTCTTCAATTCATATTTTCCGAGAAATTTCTGAAAATGAAATAACGAAAATTTTGACCTAGCTTCAATAGCATTATCTACCATCTCTGGCATAATATTTCTAATTTCTTCGGGCTGACAAGTTAAATCCATTAACAGCTTATTTTCTTGCCACAGCTCGCCGACATTAAACACGGTTTTTACACCAGGTTCTAGTTCTGCTTCCCACTCATGACTAAATAACGCTTGCCGTGCATATTCGTCTTTGTATGCCTCTTCTATTTTTGTTTTGCGCAATCTTGGGTAGGCGCTCATGACATTATCACCAGAATCGCCGCGAAAACATTTTTCAAAAATAAAATAATCTGGATCCAACGGCTTTTTGGATTTCTTATCAACA